AATTAGCATTTTCTACAAACACATCGGCATAACCATTGTCTTTATATTGTTGTGCAAGTTGTACTGCTTCTTCTTTGGTAATTAGGTGGTTATTAACTTCCACACCACCTACCCAAACTACATAAGTTTTATCATCTGTTATAAACATACTTCCTCCTTATACAATTCAGCACGATAGCTAACCTCACTTGAGCTTACTTGTATTTCTAATTCGGCTTCCTCGCTATCTGTAACTTCAATGTAAACACTTCCATCGTCCTCATAAGCGTGTACGCCATTTTTTTTAAACCAACGTATCGCTTGTTGCGCTTCAGTCATCGGCTTGTTGTTTTTAACTGCGCTTTCTATTTCAATCACCATAATTTACTCCTTTAAACCTTAATAATATCCATTCATCTTAGCACCATGTACTTTAGTGAACTTATCATTGACATACCTATCTATATCATCCAGTTGGTTTTCCCAACTTCTCCCAAGATGAGCTATTTCCTCGTCAACGAATGAGAACCTATCATATAACTTCTGAGTTAGTATCATTCTAGTTGGTGACTCCTCTACTAACTTATCCATATAAGCCAATTGTTTCTTATTAAATTTCATACTTCCTCCTCGTTTGTATCGTTACAGACATTCTCAATCTTGGTTAGTTTACATCTAAGTTTTCTAATTAGCGTGTCTTTTGCTTGTATTACCTGCTCAAACTCGCCTCTTGGTGTTGCTTCATTGTTATCTTGCTCCATAGCATTTACTCCTTTGTTGTTATAAAAAAAACTCTACTGCGTCTTTACTTGACCCAGTACAGATACCACCATCAATCTCAACAAAAGCAAACATGTCGCCTACCTTTGTTGTTATTAATTCTTCACGATATACCCCAATTTCCCACGACTCGTCATCACGTTGGAATATACGATATAAAATATCATCAACCTCAAATACAACTACCTCGACCTCTTCCAAGATAATTGCATAGGTTTTAATTAAATTTTCAGCTACCTTTGTAGTCATTATATTTTTGTCCTATGTATTAAAAAAAATTCACGATTAAAAGCCCAGCATTTGCCAGGCTCTCAATGATTAATTTTCTTTGACTGTGATAATATCTATATGGTCGTCGTGCCAGGTTTCGGGTATTGTTGCTTTCACGTATTTTGACTTCCAATCATTGCCCCAAATATGTTGCAAATACTCAGGAGCGTCACAATCCTCCTCCAAGTAGTAAAAGCCTTTATTTTCCCTGGAATAGCTCGACGGGTTAAAGCCTTGCATTTCTGATCGTGCTATTTTCAAATAACCGTGCGCTGGTGTACTAATCCAATTCATGCCATAGCCTCCTTGTGTTTAACCAGTTCTGATAATACATCGCTTTTAGCGTATGCCAGTACATCAGCGTCAATATATCCAGTATTAGTCTTTGCACTGCAGCGAATGTATTCATCAGTTATGCGACTGGTACATAAAAACTCTAGCTTTTCAACGATAATATAAAAATCGTGCATTTGTTCACCAACTATCTCATGAAAATCATTTTTGTCATCAAACAACAAAAAAGCGTCCTCGGTGTAATTGCCTCGAACGTCCCCAAACCTGTGAAATTTGATTGATACAACAAAGCCCCCGTCATCAGTGTTATAAAACTTATAATCGAAGTCATTACTTGCCATGCCGCTCCAGTTATAACTATTATCAGCGTAATCATATTCAAGCCCGTCAATGTCGTCCACGCTTTCAACGTTTAACTTATTACATGCCATTGCTCCGTTCATCTCATAATCAGCAAAGGCATCAACCAAGTCAATAATATCGACTGTAACTTCATCATCTCTTGCTGGTAAAGTTGTTGCTTGACCAAAGACTTTAACTTCAGCACCTTGCAACTCCAACAAATCTTTTTTAATGTTTTTCAAACTCATGTTATAACTCCCGTATTAATTAAACCAATCATCACCAGGCAAAAAATCATCACCAATACTACTAGAACGTGTGTCACAGTTCCCGTGTCCTCCAACCAGTTATTTTTACTCATTACAAACCCCCTAGCATAAATAGTAAGCCAGTTAATATTACGACCAATGCCCCAAGTGTAATAATCGCTGTGGTAAAAAACCAAATATAGTTAATTATGTTATTCATCATTTTCCCCTTGCTTTAATAAGCTTTATGTATAAGTAAAGTTTCTAAAATATCAGACTCCAGCCCCAACCCTTCCAGGTATAGCTCTGGATGTTTATTACTAGCGCGTTTTTCTAAGTTGTTACGCTCTAACTCTGATTTTCTTTCTTTTGCTTTGTCAATTAATATGCCAACCATAACTAATTCATATTCATCAGTTATATGTTTAAAAGCTTCATCGATATAATTATCGATTTCATCGCATGACATATTCAGTAACTGCAAGTCAGTTAAAGGTTTTTTCATCATTTTGCTCCATGTTGTTTGCTTGATTGCAATTATATTATAACATTGACTTCTACATAGGTATAACATTATTTTACTAATTATTCTGTTTACTTATAAGCAAGGCTATAACAAGGCTATATATCGCCTGGCTCAATGATAATATCATTTGTGCAATGTTTACCAGTTCCGCGGCTCGACCCCGACAACTAATAAAGGGTTAATACAATGCACCTGGTACAGTGATTATCTATAACGTCAATATACTTATATCAATAGGTCCATCAATACAACCAGCCAACGATAGAACCAACAACGCATTCATTAATATAACCATCAAATTAACCAGCAATATAACCATTAATATAACGTTGCTCACCCTCTCTCACCTACACCAGCCCTCACCATATACAAAAAAACCTCGATAAAACCCCCGTGCCATAGGCTTTTACGCGAAATCGGAGACCCCTACCCCCCAAACGGCTACCCGTGCTATATACATAAGGTTATCTCTACACAGCGGAGGGAAAATTGATTATAATTTACCTAAGTAAACAACTAGGACAGCGAGAAAATGAGTACAGATTTAGTTAGGAATGACCGTCAGGCAGAGTTTATAAGGCTTTTCGTAGGGTCGCAGTGGGCAGGTAACGCTTCTAAGTGTGCTATAGGTGCAGGGTATAGTGAGGATACTGCTAAACAGAAGGGGTATCAGTTGAAGAGGAAGTTTGCTGATAAGATTCAAGAAGAAACTGTTAGAATGATTGCAGATAGCGCTACACTAGGGCTTGCAGGGGTTTTGGACTTAGCCAAGAATGCTACAAATGATAGCGTTAAGTTGCAGGCTTGTAAGGATTTGTTGGATAGAGCAGGCTTTAATGCGATCAATCAGATTGAGATTTCAGGTATGGATAAGAAGTCTGATGAGGAGTTGAAGGAGGAATTAAATCGTCTTTTGAATGCAAATATTATCGATGTAACCCCAAATAGTTCTACACATGTAGAAGATGAGGCTATATTAGCATAATCTAATAATACTGCTACATAAGGGATAAGTGACGAGTCACCAGTAGGGAAACACTTTGCTATTAATGTTAATAAAAGGGGAGTAAATGAAGCACAAGATTGAGGATTGTAGAATTAAGTTAAGAGCAATACATAAGATTGCACAAATTATTATTGATGGAGCAGGGGAGTTAGATGAGATAGTTATTGTTACACTCGCTGAACAGATTCAACAAGACACTATCCTCTTGGAAAAGGAAAGCGAATCATGAGCGTTGAAGAAGCACTAAAGATTGCTAAAGAACTAGAGTATAGACAGGCTCATAATAAGTTAAAACATTATCGCCCTTATGAGTATCAAGAGAAATATCATAATACAGTAGCATCTCAGAAATTATTGATGGCTGGTAACAGGATTGGTAAGAGTTTTTGTGGTGCTGCAGAAATGGCATACCATTTAACTGGGTTATATCCTAAATGGTGGCAAGGTAGGAAGTGGGATCAACCTATTAGGGCTTGGGCAGGTGGTGCATCTAATGAAACCACTCGTGATATTTGTCAGAAGGAGTTGTTCGGACAGCCAGACGACCCTACTGCTCGTGGTACAGGTGCTATTCCACTGAAACTTATTGGTGATGCAACAAGAAAACCTGGTGTACCTAACGCCCACAACTCATGTATGGTGAAACATATTAGTGGAGGTTGGTCTAGGGTAGGTTTTAAAGCCTATGAGATGGGGAAAGAAAAGTGGATGGGTGAATCATTAGATGTTATTTGGCTAGATGAAGAGCCACCACAGGACATTTACTCACAAGCAGTTACTCGTACAGCGGATAAGGCTGGTATGGTGTATATGACGTTTACGCCAGAGAACGGAATGACTGAAACCATTGCTCAATTTATTAATGATTTGAAACCTGGTCAGTATATGCAACAAGCTGGGTGGGATGATGCACCTCACATGACAACAGAGGTTAAAGAACAGATATTAGCAGCACTACCACCACATGAAAGGAAAATGCGTGAACAAGGTATTCCTTCTCTTGGCTCAGGTTTAGTGTTTCCAGTGCCAGAAGACTCTATTAAGTGTGAACCATTTGAGATTCCTTCTCACTTTCCCAGAGTTTGTGGCATGGACTATGGTTGGGATCACCCGACAACAGCAGTATGGGTTGCATGGGATAGAGAGGCTGACATAGTTTATATATATGACAGTTATGCTCAACGACAAGAAGTTCCAGCAGTACATGCAGCCGCTATTAATGCGCGACCTAAATGGATTCCTGTTATATGGCCGCGAGATGGTAGGCAAGCAGACAAAGGCTCTGGTACTCCGTTAGCAGACCAGTATCGTGAATTAGGTGTAAACATGGTAAAGGGAGATAACAGGTCTTGGGGTGGTTGGTTCACTAATCCGCCAATATCGGGTCAGAAAGAGGGTTCTGGAGGAGTATCATTAGAATCAGGAATAATGGACTTGCTAGAAAGGATGAAAACAGGTAGACTAAAGATATTCTCGAACCAACCAGAAGTATTTGAAGAATTACGGATGTACCACAGGAAGGAGGGGCGTATTGTTCCGTTTCGAGATGACTTGATTTCTGCTATGAGATATGCTGTTTTGTCATTAAGACATGCTAGGGTACACGATACACAACCTAGACAGTATCAAGCAGATAGCGAATTTAATATATTTACATAGGAGAAGTAATATGGGCGGATTTGTAAGAAAAATATTTGCACCAGCACCACCAGCGTACACAGCACCAGCACCAGCACCAGCACCAGCACCAGCACCAGCACCAGCTGCACCTGTAGCTAAAGCAGCAGAACCTGTAGTTAAAGCACCAGAAGTAGAAGCTCCACCAACAGCCGAAGAAACCCTTTTAAAGAAAAAGAAGAAAGGTCGTTACTCAACACTACTAACTGGTGGTAAAGGTGCTTTAGGTAGTCCAGATATTGAAAAGAAATCATTATTAGGTAGTTGATATGGGAAAGAAAAGCGCACCACAGCCTTTTATCCAGCCGATGACCTCTGTACCAGATGCAGTTGATCGTAAAGAGTTAGACAAAAAGACGACTGAAGATATTGATAAGGCTAAAAGAGCTAAGGTTTCTACTAAAGACGGCAAAGATGCACCTCAAGCATCTCTATTGGCAGAAAGAGAGTTTTGGGAAGAAAAAGAAAAGAAAGCCTCGTTGCTTAAATGATAGAGTTAGTACCTAATGCAGGACAAGAAGTTACAGATTGGATTGTTAAGCGTGTTGGTGTTACTTCGTTAAGTGATTGTACTAATTATGGTTTTTATGAAAATGGTGAACTAGTGGGTGGTGTTGCTTTTTATGAATACAGAGTCCAAGATATTGTTTTCTCGGGAGTAATGGAAAGAGGTAGCTTTAATAAAAAGATGTTAAAGACTTTATTTCATTACCCCTTTGTACAATTAAATTGTCACAGAGTTACTGCCTACACAGAAGTAGACAATAGGCAGGCAAATCTTTTCCTAAGAAGAATAGGATTTGTAAAAGAAGGTACGATGAGAGAAATCTCTGAGAATCTAAAAGATATTAATATTTACGGTATGCTCAAAAGAGATTGTACCTGGTTATAGGAGAAATAAAATGGGATCAAAACAACAACCCTATGTTCCACCACCGCCTGTAGATTATGCAGCGGAATCTCGTCAAAGAGAAAAAGAGAAAGAAGAAATGGAAACAGAACTTCAGCAAGAAAAAACAGAATTACTTGAAAGAAAGAAAAAAGGCAGATACTCTTTATTACTTACAGGAGGTGAAGGCGATCAAGAAGCAGCAGATGTTAAGACTCGTTCACTTCTTGGCTCAGGTAAGAAACCATAAGGGGGTCACATGGTAGAGCAAATATTAAAACGCTTATCTCGTTTAGAGTCTAGCAAACAGACTTGGGAAATACATTGGCAAGAGATTCTTGATTATGTAATGCCTCGTAAAGCTGAAGTAACAGTTCAATATGCTAAAGGCTCAAAACGTACAGAGAAACTATATGATTCATCTGCTATACATGCAAATACATTATTAGCTGCATCGTTACAGGGAACATTAACGTCAGCATCACTACCTTGGTTTCACCTACGAGTTAGAGATGAGAGTCTTAACCAGAGTAGAGATGTTCAGGTTTGGTTAGAGGATTGTCGTAATAGAATGTATAAAGCATTTAATTCATCTAACTTCAACACAGAAGTACATGAGTTTTATCTTGATATTTGTTCTATTGGTACAGCATGTATTGAAACTGAAGAGGCAGAACAAGGCTTTAACTTTAGAACATTGCATATTTCAGAGTATTTTATCTCAGAAAACCACGAAGGCAAGATTGATACCTTATATAGGAAGTTTCAATATACTGCTAGACAGGCTAAACAGAAGTGGGGTGATGCAGTAGGTCCTAAGATACAAGAAGCTTTTGAGAATAATCCAGATAAAAAGTTCACTTTTATTCATTGTGTAATGCCTTCAGAGGAATATCATGGTGGTAAGAAGACTAAATTGCCTTGGATTTCTATACATATAAGTAAGGAAGACAAAAATGTTGTACAAGAGGGTGGTTATAACGAAATGCCATACCTTGTTACAAGATGGTCTAAAGCCTCGGGGGAGGAATATGGTCGTTCACCTGCTTATAATGCACTACCAGATATTAAAACACTTAATAAAGCGGTAGAGTTAGGTCTTAAAGCGTGGGCGAAAGCGATTGATCCACCATTATTAGTAGAAGATGACGGTGTAATTGGTCGTGTTAAGACTAATCCAAGTGGTATTACTGTAGTTCGTAGAGATGGTGCAATCAAGCCTCTTAATACTGGTGCAAGATTTGATGTATCAGATATGAAAGAGTCTGAATTGCGTGGTGCTATTAAACAAGCATTCTTCTCAGATCAATTAGAACTTCAGCAAGGTCCTCAAATGACTGCAACAGAGGTTCAAGTAAGATATGAATTAATGCAACGTCTATTAGGTCCTACTCTTGGTAGATTCCAAACAGAGTTCTTGAATCCGTTAATTGAAAGATGTTTTGCAATTATGCAACGTAATGAGATGTTTGCACCAGCACCTAGTTCTTTAGATGGTATTGCTATTGATATTGAATACGTTGGTCCTCTAGCTCGTTCTCAGAGAATGGAAGAGGCTACAGCAGTTGAAAGATTGTATGAAATGGCTGCTAACTTGGCACAGATTGCTCCAGAGGTTATGGATAACATTGACCATGATATGGCAATCCGTTCTCGTGCAGAGTTGTTAGGTGTTCCTAAAGACATTATGCGTGACCCTCAACAGATTGAAGAGAAGCGTAAAGCAGAGATGGAACAACAACAAGAGATGATGGCAATGCAACAAGCTCAACAAGGTGCAGATATTGCAGCAACAGTAGCACCAGTAGCAGAACAAATCAATCCTGATAATGTAGAGTCTACTCAAGCAGGGGTAGAGGCTATGATGGGAGCTATGGATGCCTAGAGCTATTGCTAAAATCAAAAGAGATTATGCTGACTGTTTTGGGTCTATATCTGGGGGTAAAGTCCTAGATGACCTGCGGAAAGCATATCAACTACGAGAATCCTATGTAAAAGGTGACTCGTATGAAACCGCGAGGAGAGAGGGTGAAAGAGCTGTCTATCTTCGTATTTTAAATATGTGTAATATAAAAGAGGAATAAACTATGAGTGAAGAAATGGTCACAGAAACAACAGATAATGCAGATGTAGTAGCACCTGTTGAGAGTGGTAACCAAGATTGGCGCGAAACATTATCAGAGGAATTACGAGCAGATCCAACGCTTGCAAGTATCAATGATACTGAATCAGCTGCAAAAACACTTATTCATCAACAAAAGATGATGGGCAATAGAATACCTATCCCAAAGAATGATGAAGAAATGAATGAGCTATATACAAAACTTGGTAGACCTGAAACAGCAGATGGATACGAAGTTGAACTTCCACAAGGATATGAGCAATACTATCCAGAGGAAATGATGAGTTCATTTAAACAAACAGGACATGACTTAGGTTTAACACCTAAACAAATGCAAGGCTTAGTTGAATGGCAGAAAGGCTCTGTAGATTTCCAAATGCAACAAGAACAAACAGCAGGTGATACTATGGGTGTTCAGACTGAGGAAGTCTTACGAAAGGAGTTTGGTGCTAATTATGATAAAAGCCTATCAGCTGCACAGAGAGCATTGCGTATCTATGGAACACCTGAGCTTCAGCAGAAGTTATCTGACCCAAGATATGGTAATGACCCAGATTTAATCCGACTACTTGCTAATGCTGGTAAAGACATAACGGAGGATTCAGCAAGAGGTACTGCTAATAACTCCCTAGTAATGAGTCCACTTGATGCTAAGATGCGTATTGAACAAATCAATGGCGACAAATCTAATGCTTATTGGGATGCTACAAGTCCTAAACATCAAGACGCTCAAGAGGAAATGCGACAATTATTTGATAAAGCATATAATTAGTGGTAAGATAACACGCAAGCGAGGTAAAATTCGCTTGTAACCAGACGCTGCCCTCACGGATAACAGCAGGTTAAAGGTAGTTCTTAAACTCGTGTAGTCAGCGTAATAGACAGGACACCCGAAAGGATAATGACCGTTTTTTTGTTTAATTATAAAAGGAGGGCATTATGTCCACTCAAATT